CATTTCACTGTACCATTCAACGGGTATGTTTAAACAATCCGACATGGTTTGGACAATTCCTGTAACAATACCAATCATTACAGCAGCTTGAGCATTTTGACTACCGTGTGGAAGTTCTGACAATATATAATTAACTCCGTACTTGTTGATAATTTGGAGTAAGGATTGTGTAATTTCACTAATCCTGCGGGTAGTATCATCTCCTTTGCGAATACGACGTTTCTTTTGTTCGGGAGTGGTTTTAATACAACCAACATCCAGTATATTACCATTTTGCTTTATCACTACCCAACCCCAGGCGGTTATGCTGGGATCATTGGTTAAAATAGTTAATGATTTCATATTAGTCCATCTATTTTATTTTCCAAGTAAACGATGTAATCGTATAAACGTTCCCATGTACTGGATCCACGCATGGATTCAATTTCTTTTGAGAGTTTACTGGCAGATATTCCCGTATGGGATTGGTATTCTAATCTTGTTTTATTCATATTAGTTTAATTGACTTAGATTTTTAATTTCTTCTTCCTTTTCTCTTAAAGCAGATTCATATGTAGCATCCAATGCTTCTATTAATAAACAAGTCAAAAATCTCATTGTAAAAGATGTAAAAAATACTTTGTCTGCACCATTAGGAAACATTTCTTTAATGTTATCAATAAATTTATCCACTTGTTTGCTTATTACTTGCTCTTTTTTTGTCATCGTTTTTTAGTTTTACGTTCACTGTCAAATCTGCTTTCAATATCCATCCAAAGATCAATCACTTCTTCTTTTAATTGTTTTTCCAAATTCATCTTTTCTACCTTTAGGATAGCCATTTCCATACTTTGTCCTAAGTTATGTTCTCCAACTTTATAGGTGGTTGCTTTGGTGTAAGTTTTTAAGAATTTTAAGTTTTCTCTGATATCATCAATTCCATAATCAAATATAATGGTAACAGGAGCCGAGCGGAAGGGTTTCCAAATCGAACTTTTGTTAACTTCAAATTCAGTAGTAATTCCAATTGCTCGTTTTATATCTTTTCCAGCAACAGATTCTTCCTGCCAAAGTTTTGAAGAGGATTTTGCTTGAAGTCGTAAACTACTATAAAATCCAATAGCTTCTCCTCCAGGAGTGGTGTATTTTGGAGTAAATGCATTCCCATCTACGTTTACCCTAACTTGATTACTACATACCATCAGGTAATTGTTTTGAGCCAGAATACGACAAGTTTTGCGCAATTCCTCACTAAACTCTTTAGCTCTACGCATTCCCATTTTATCTCCTTCCTTTTTATCCATTTCCATATCGGTAGAAAGAGCGGCAAGAGAATCGGCAAATATGCCTTGAAGTTCTCCTTTAGGCTTCCATTCCCTTACCGCTTTAAACACCTCAGGAACTGTATTAGGACGATAATAATCTTCCGCTTTCAATTGTAAATCAAATATCTGAGCGAACAAAGTATTTAAACGAGCTTCCGGATCATGAAACATCACTTCTCCCTGTTTACGTTGTATGTCTCCTGCAATCTCACAAAGTAAAACAGTTTTTCCACTACCACTAACTCCACTAATTTCAACAAGTATTCCCAGTGGAATACCTCCTCCGCGTATTCGTCCTCCACTTATAGCCAGATCCAACAATGTACTACCTGTAGAAATCATTAATTCCGTATTACCTTCATACTCTGGTTTCTTTTCAATAGGCTTTTGACTACGACGAGTAATTTGTTCAGTCAGTGATGGTGGTTTGGTACGTCTGATCATGGTCGTATATTGTTAATGATATTGTTAACATCAAATCTGTTGATTCCTCTTTTAAGTAAATAGGCACGGGTATGTTTAATGAACTCATCGTACTTTGCGTTTTTCTGTTCTGCTTTTTTCATATTCCATTTTGATTGAAAATAGACTTTGATTGTGGTTAACATGGTTTCTTTACTCTTATCATTAAAAAAATCTTCCAGTATCAACCGCATTGTCTTACTTTTACTACGACACATTGCCAGAGAATACAAACCCAAAAGATTGTCTGTATATTTTGAAACATACCCGTGAACTATTTTATTTTTCATTCTTTACTTTCTTCTTCTTCCATACAGGCATCCCACAAAGTACAATCATCACACTCGTCAAATTTTTCTGTATCTATCCCGAAGCGATGACCGTGGGGACAACGTTCTCCATTATCTTTTCCTTTTGTTGTTAAAACAGGTTTCCGGATGTTGCGTTTTGGTTTTTCCTCTTCCTGCTCTTCTTCCTCTTCAGGTTCCTGTTTGCGGATGGGTTTCTTTATTTTCTTGGTAGGTTCTTCTTCCTGATCTTCTTCAGGTTCTGATTCTGGTTTTTTACGAATGATTTTCTTTTTTGGTTTTTCTTCTTCATAATCCGGATTTTTATGTCGTTTTCTGGTGTTTTCTTGTTCATCATCATCGTCAAGATCATAATCACCATCTTTTTCAATTGTCTTTGGTTTGCGTAAAGGTTTTCGTACAACTTCTTCTTCCTCATCGTCCGTTACAGGTTCTCCAGGTTCTTCATCATCAATTTCCAGGAATTTCATTTCCAGTTCTTTGAAGCTGTAAATTTTCAAAACTTTATCCAAATCAGGAATTTCATCCATAATGCTTTCGTCGTACATTTCCTTACGATCTTCAAAGTCAATACGATTGGCTTCAGCAAATGGACGTCCTCCTTTACCAATTGTACGACTGTCAAAGCGGATATACAAAGTTAATCCTTCTTCCAAATCAGGAAATATTTCATAATCAGGACGTTCTTCCAATTCTTCATTCAGAAGTTTTTGAAACATTGCCTGACTGATATCCCAGATATGTGGTTCTTCTTCGTGTTCTTTGCTTTTGACAGGAATAACTACATACAAATTACGGAGACTTGGTTTCAATGCATCAGTTTCTTCCCTTTCGGCTCCCTCTTTCATTCTTTTCGAACGATAATCACAAATAGGACAACGTTTTCCAATAGATGTAGGACAAACATAACTGTCATTACCCGATCCAATACCACGGTGAACTTTAAACGGTCGTTTATACCAAACATCCCCAGGTATAGCAATCTGATTTTCATCATCTCTGTCGGGGTGACGTTCCTCCGTCACGATGTAAGGCATAATATCCAAACGAATACGACCACCTGGTTCTTCCTTAAACATAGAGACTCCACTGGGTAATTGTAGGTATCCATAATTAGATGCTGATTGTTTTTGACGATGAGCATCACGAGATACCCGACCACGAAATTTACTTTTACTTTTTGTCATTTTCTTTTCTGTTTTTAAATGCATCCCGTATTCCATGTATAAATCCCATTGCAATTAACTTGGCAAAGAAATATACCAGAAACGGAGATACAATGATTAATAATATGATTGTTATTGTTTTCATATAAGTTCAAAAAGTGAGGGAGGTTAAATATACTGTTTTGATCTGAATTTGTAAGAACGCATCTCCCTCACTTATATTGTTATTGATTACTATCATTTCTATTTCTTCTGATCAATTTCTTTGCAATCCCTGCATCCACCTCCCGCTGTTGTTCTTCTCTATGTTGCCGTTCAGCACTCAAATCTCGCGGCATTTTAGGCCCAGCAAAGTATTGAGATCCATATAATTTAACGAGATTTTCCAAAGCACTTTTGCGATGTTCAATGGCATTGACAGCCGATTGTAATACTTCAGCTTCATAACGCAATTGAATGCATTGCTCGGAAGCCTCCTTATATCTTGAATTTGTAAGTATGGCAGCTTGGATAGCTGTTTCCGTAACTTTAGCAATTTCAAATTTTTCAGGATTCATTCTGATTTCCTTATCCAATTCTGCTTTTACAACGTCAAGACGTTCCTTTGCCAAATCTCGTTCCAGACGGGCTTCTGCTGCTTTAATAGCGTAACGGATCATCAACTGGGGTTGTTCCAACCATTCTACATCCAAACTGGATTCGTCAATTGTAATATCATTTTCGTAATTCATATTTATATTTCGTCAACAAGTTTATGGTATATTTCTTTTGTAATAGGATACTGTTCATAGTTATCCCTCAAGAATTTGAATAAAGGAATAATGTTCTTAATAGCAATAAATCTAATTTCAGATACAATATCTTTCCCATCGTGAGTTCTTTCTATCTCAATATGCTTACTTAATTCTTCCCCAACTTTTTGAAACATCTGAAAGTCAATTCCTTTGGAATACACTTTACTAACTTCCTCTGGAGTTCTATTTGTTACTTCGAACAAATTTTCCACGTTGATCTTTTTTAATTGATCGACTTTTTCGTTCAATTCTTTGCGTCTCAATAATGCTTCTGCTAATTTGATTTTCATAATTAAAGAAATTAAAAGTTATTATTTCATTACACTATAACAAGCATACACTAAACCAGGGTAACCAATATCATACAATGGTTCCCATAGAGCTTCAATTACTGCTGCAGCTTGGTCATTCTCTCCATTAAGGAGCACAGACTGAGCATATCCCAAAACATGACGACGAATACTTTCAGGTTCCTGATCTTTTAATCCTTTTAAGATATCTGATACCTTTTTCCATGTTGCTTGGGAGAGTAACGCCCGGCAGAGTTCAATGGATTGACTCTGTTGTTCTGCCGAGCGTTTGGCAACATCCAGTCTTTGTTCGGGGTCAACTCGTAGGACTTGATCTAAAATTTGCAAGGCATTTCGAGGATGTCCTAACGAATCTTGTATGATTTGTTCATACACAACCTTAGCTAAATGTTCCTCCTCTCCTTTCACAACAAACCTCAACAAACGAAACATCAACTCATCAGTTAGTGGTTTTACCTGGAATTGAGAACAGCGTCCTCTTATTGTTGGTAGTAGTTTTTGAGGATCCGTAGTACATAAAATAAAATAAACATGACTCGGAGTATCCTCCAATATTTTTAACAAAGCGTTTTGAGCGTCATTAGTCATTTTATGACACTCATCGATTATCCACACACGACAAGGACTTTCCAATGGCATATACTGTGATTGTTTACGAATTTCCCGTACGGTATCAATACCACGAAAGTCTGCACTGTCAACTTCTCGTAAATCGGATCCTTTACAACCCAACTCACTGGCTATAATACGACCAATAGTGGTTTTACCACAACCAGTTTCTCCGTGTAATAAAAAAGAGTGAGGACAGTAAGTGGTATCCTTTACCATATTTTGGATGGATGATACCACTTGCTCGTTTCCTATGATCTGAGAAAAGTTTAATGGACGGTATTTTAAGTACAAACTCATTTTCTTTCCTCAATCATTTTCATTAATTCACTTAATTTTCTTTCTATTTCCGATTCCACCTGCATTTTTACCTTCATTTTTGCTGCGGTAAAAGTATGAACGTTATGGATTGCTTCTGCAAGCGAATCACAATCCATTATTAAATATTCTATCTGCCGGGAAACACAACCATATCCGTATTCATTATCCACAACTTTACCCAGCAGAGTCTTCATTTTAATCATACAATCCTGTTGTTTTTCAGGAGTAATTTTATCTCCAATAGCCTTTGTAAGACTTTGATTTGTATGATCCAGGTTTTTTAAGAAATCCTGGTAAACGATTTGCCAGGCCTCTTCTACTGTTACGTTTGGTTTGTTGTTCGTTTCCATTTTTAAGTTTTTGATTAAAGATAATTATTTCTATTTTCTTTGTATTATTATACTTTAAAAACTGATTTGATTTAGGTTATTACGTAATTTTTTAATTCTGACCAAGGACGATCCACATCAGCAATTTCCATTTCAATTTCTAACGGAACATTAATCCACTTCCAAGCCTGAGGTAAATCATGACAAGTAACCTGTTGAGCAATTTTAGCAACCATTTCCAACTCGTTGGGATGAACATCCAATACAATAGAATCGTGTATCTGCCCAATCAGTCGGGTATCCCACTTATTTCGTCGCATAATTGCATCCAATTCAATAAACGACCATAATAGACAATGAAATGCAGCTCCCTGTACTGGCCAATTACTGGTATCATTTTTGCTAAGTATTCCCGAACAACGAAAACCTGTTAGTAAATCTACATATCCATTTTTTTGATATTGCTTCCACCAGTGTTCTTTCCAACGACGATATATAGGAAAACGATTATACCAAAAATCTTGTTCAATATGTTTAATATGCTGTGTAAAATCTTCTAAACTTTTAATTCCTCTACGTATAAAATAATTTCCTAAATGATCTCCAAACATAGAAAAACCATCTTCTTTATTCCATTTACCTGTAGGTAATTGACACCATTCACAAGCTATGTTTACAGCACAGTTGCCATAGTAATCTCCATAAAATTGAGGAAATACAAACCCATTTTTTACTGCACTTCTTAAATGAGAGTATTCCTTTACACACTTATCAAACTCATCAAGCATAAAAATTTGTTTTGCCATATCACTATGCATGTCCGTAGTGGGATCGTTAATATATTGAATCATCGTAGGATCTTTGTGATAACATGCTGCAATTCGGACTTCAATCCCGGAGTAGTCAATTTCCATCAGTTGATGTCCGGGACGTGGATACAGGGCATCCCGAATGATTTGCATACTTTCCTTATCTCGTTTGGGTATATTCTGAAAGTTTGGACGATCACTGGAGCTACGGAATGTCTTGACCAAATGGAGATTGAAGGAAGGATGAACGTATCCATCCACTTGTTCTCGGGTGAATGCTTCCAAATACGTATCCCTTACTTTCTTTAATTTACGTATCTGGATCAAATCCTTCAATTCTGGTAAATTCAAATCCATTAAGGCTTCTTCATCCGTAGCTCCCTGACCACTGACGGTAGTCTTAACTGGTTTGAATTTTTTAACATTATACAAAAAATGACTTAACTGAGTTCCGCTATGGATGTTAGGATCTTTCTTTACTACATGCTGCCAGTGTCGGTATAGTTTAGTCTGCTTAAATGTATTTTCTAAACGAATGATTTCATCATCCAATTCCTGTTTTTTACGTT